AGCGTGGTATCGCCGGGCAGGAACTGCACCGTGCGGATGGTGCGATCCTGCACCACGTAGCCGATCTCGGCGCCGCCGACGCCCTGCACCGGGCCGCCCTCGGGAAACTCTTGGATGTCGCAGAGGTTGGTGCCGATCGTCCACTGGGTGATGTCGGCAATGCCCGACCAATGCACCCGGCGACTGGAAACAGCCAGCCCTGACAGCACCATGAAGTCGCCGATCATCTTCACGTTGGTGGCGCGCGGCGGTGTTCCTGCGAGCGCGGCGAAGTTGGCGCCGGCGTCGACATCGATCACCTGCGGATCGTCGTTGGGGTGAACCGCGACGAGCTTGGAGCCGGCTTGCTCGAACATCCAGAGGTCGCCGACCTGCACGTTATAGGCGCCGCCAGCGAGCCGGCTTGCATCGGTCCAGCCAGTGGTGCCCCAGATCCACAGCTTGTCGGGCGTGCCGCCGTAGATCTTCCAGGCGCCGGTCGAGGTGCGCGCGGCGTAGAGCCCGCACGCATTGGCCAACGGCGAGACGCCAAAGGGCAGCAGCGAGGGGAACGGCAAATAGGAGTTGACGCCGGCGAACACGTTCTCCACTTCGCTCGCGAATTTGGTATCGAGCAGCGCGACGTCGGGACGCCATTCGCCGAACTCAACGGGGACTGTCTGCGCCGGCATCGTGCTCCTCCATCGCTTCCTTGATGTCGTGCTGCAGGCGGATGTACTTGCGCACGGCCTCGATGTCCTGCGCCGTCACACGATCGCCGCGCTGGCGCAGCGAGAACGAGAAATTGTGCTCGCCGAGCTTGAAGCGCAGCAGCTGCGGGGTGTGAAAATGCACCGTGATCTCGGCGTCGCGCTCCAGCAGCGCGTGGTTGCTGTCCGACAGCAGCAGAGTGCCCAGCTCGTTGCCGTCGGGATCGAAGATCAGCATCAGAAATACTCCGCTACGCGCACCTTCGGTGAGGTGGCGCCGGTAGTGAGCGAGGACAGCTTGATGGCCTCGGCCAGCACCTCGTCGCGGCGCTGCTTGTAGAGCGTGGCGGCCTCGACATTGCGTTGCGCCCCGAGCGCCTCGACCATCATCCCGAACAGGTAGGCGTTGGGATACTCGGTGAGCAGCCAGTTGCTGGTGCCGTCGGAGCCGAGCAGCGTCGGCAGTTTCTGGTAGTAGTGCAATTCATATGCCTGCGAACGATCGTCCACCGGGCGCGCCTTGAACTTGCCGCCCTCGATGGTGAACACGCGGTCAAGACCGTAGCCGACCGGCGGCAGGTAGGCCGGGTGCACATAGTCCAGCTCGGTCAAGCGCGGGTTGGTCGTGATCCAGCCACCCGCGCCCGGCGCCGGCGTCTGATATTTCGGCAGCACCGTGCGCCACGCCAGATAGTCGGCCGGCAGACCAGTCTCGCCGCCCAATGTGGTGAGCGGCACCACTGCCTCCTGCTGGCGCAGGCGCAGCCGCGCGTTGGCGTCGGCCTCGAACATCTTGGCGTAGAGGTCGTAGCTCGCGACCAGACGCGAGTGGAACAGCAGCTTGGTCACCTCGGATTTCAGCTCGCCGTAGTTTGCGATGGTCATGGCGCCGGCACCTTCTTCTTGTGGCTGCGCTTGGGCGGTGCCAGCTCCTGCGCCTCGATCACGGGATCGAGCGGCGTGTCGTAGTCGACGCGACCGGTGGCGGGCTCGGGCACCTCCTGCAGGCGGAAGAACCGGTTGGTGCGCGCCTTGGCGATGATGTGCGGGTCATCAACCTCGACCGGCACATCAAGCGGGAAGGTGTAGTCGCCCCAGGTGCAGTGCGCGTCGGCGGCGTAGGTGTCGTAGGGATTGTCGACGTCACCGAGCCATATGATCTTGGGCATGCTCAAACCTGCGTGGTGATCGGCAGGATGTAGGCCACCGCGACGAGGACGTCGCCGGCGCTGGCGCCGCCGGTCGTGCCGACCCAGATGTCGGTGTCGGCCACGAGCGGCTGCGCGAGCGTGGTGTTGGGCGCGAGGATTTCGCTGCCGGCCGCCTCGGCCATGACGGCGTTCAAGTTGCCGTTGGTACCGACCAAGTTGGCAGCGGTACCGACGCCGAGCACCGGCGTGCCGCCGGTGACCGCGGTAAGCACGCGCGAATGAATGCCGAGGACCATCGCGCCTGCAGGCATGCGGCCGATCTTGACCGCTGCGGGGTTGCCGGCCGAGATCAAGGTGTATCGGCCGGCAACGTACTGGATGCCCGCAGCAGGATTGTCGCGTGCCGCGAAGTTGCCTGCGAACTGGCTGGTGGACATGCGGTTCTCTCCTGCTGCTGGGTCGTGGTTACGATCAGTCGGCGGCGCTTGCAAAAAATCCCGTCGCCACACCCCACTGCACCAGCTTGGTGCCGGCTTTGGGATGCTTCTTGTAGATTTTGCCGATGCCGTAGGCGGCTTCGATGCCGGTGCCGGTGATGAAGCCGTAGTCGTCTTCCTTGCGGAAGGTGGGCTTCGCCATCTGGCCGTAGGCGATCGCGGCCGCTTGCTGGCCGCACAGGAACACCGGCTCGACGCGAGCGCTGGCCGCGCCGGCGGTGAGCAGGGTCGTCCATGTGTTGGTGACAAACGTGCTGATCTCGGGAACGAGCCGCACGATCACGCCGTCGTATAGCTGGTCGCCATCTTGGAACAGCGGGTTGTTGGGCGCGCCGTAGGTGCCCATGTTCTCGCGCGGCCGGGCGTCCTTGTTCACGGTCTGCAGATCGATCTTGAGATCGCGGAACGTGTTAAGGCCGGCGAACGCGACGTAATACTCGTAGCCGTCCTTGGTGCGATAGGGCCGGATGCGAGGGTTGGCGCCCATTGCGATGCGCTTGAGCAGCGAGATGTTGGCGCCCGTGCATTTGTCCGCGGTGGTGTCGACGTTGACCAGCGAAGCGGCGTGGTCGGTGGCAACCGCGGACGCAACGCGGTTGGCAGTCGAGGCGCCGAACAGCACGCGATCGGCGTTGTCTGACTGCCACTGGCCGCGCTGGGTGGCGGTGGCGAGGTTGTACAGGGTGCCGTTGACGCGAACGCCGGCGGCAGGCTGCGCTTCCACCGGCAGCGCCATCAGCGCCGCGATGATCTCGTCGCGCGTTAGCTCGCTGATCCAGTCGGTGAGCAGCGGCTTGGCCTCGCCGAAGATGTCGGCGCTGTCTTTTTGCTGCTCGGCCTTGGTCGTGGTGACCGCATTTCGCGCCCACTCCAGCCAGATGCGGTAGCCGTAGTCGTCAATTGCTTCTTCCGCTCCGACCAGGGGGCCGGTGGAAACGCCGGCGCCGGACAACCGCGTCACCAGCGGGATGTTCATCACCTCGCCGCCGGCCTTCAGCTCCATCCGGCGCCGGATGATGGAGGTGATCTCCTCGCCCATGTAGGGCGAGAACATGTTCTGCCTGACCCATTCACGGTTAATCTCTTGCGTGAACTTGATCAGTTTGTTGTTGGTCTGGATCGTACTGGTGGCCATGGCCACGTCCTTTCATGCTGCGGCCGTGGCCAACAAAAAACCCGCCGTTAAGGCGGGTGTTTCGTGTCAGCCGGTGCGGCCAGGATTACTTGATCGAGTGCTGGAACAGGCTTTCGCTGCTCAGATCGCCAAGATCACCCTCGCGGCCGGACGTCGCCGGCACGGTTGAGAGCGATGGCGGGAGGTTCACAATTGGAGCGCGACCGTTGCCGCCCTGCTGGGGCTGCTGCTGACCACCGCCCGCACCCGAGCGAATGCTTTCCAGCATCGCTGCGCGCACGCGCGGGTCGTTGAACCATGCCTGTTGCTGCTGACGCAGCCACGCATTCGGATCGTTGCCGATCGCGTTAACCGCGCGCTGTCGCTGCTGCCACTTCATCAACGCGCCGTAGGGGTGACCAGTCTGCATGATCTGCTGAAAGGCGAAGTCACCCTCGGGCGTGCGCCTGACCTTGAGCAATTCCTGCAGTGCGGCCGAGACCGCCTGCTCGCCGAATTGCTGGTTGGCCATTTCGCGGCTGATGCCGTCCTTGATCTGCATCATCATGTGCATCCCCTCCTGACGCAGAGGGTTCATCACGCGATGGTTCAGATACTCGTCGGGCCCGTCGAAGATCGTCTCGGGGCCGGCCGGCTGTTGCGGCTGTTGCTGCCGCAGGTG